TAAATTCTTTATACGATCACTATATTCACTATCATTACCAGGTACTCTAAGTTGTTGGTTAAGGTCTTCAAAATATTCATTGAATATTTCAAGCTGAACCTGTGCCGCTGTTCTATTAAATTCATCTGGAGTTAAATATCCTCTTTGTTCTTTATTAATAATTAATAAAACGGTTCTATAAACCGTATTTACATTTACCGCCATACTGTATATTTATTATAATATTAAGGCGGTAACCAAAGCCACCGCCTATATATTAATATTACGTATTATTTTAATTTTTTCTCTATAGACTTAAAGACTTCTACACCCTCATCTGTTTTGAAGAATGCCGCCATAGCTGAGTATGGATTTTCATCAAAAGGTACCGTCATTAACTTTCTATTATTTTCACCCCAATGGAATGTTCTGTTGTCTTGTGATAATGTTATAATATTTGCTTCCACAGCTCTAATAGCTATATTTCTAAGCTGTACATTATCATCATTTGCTAATTCTATAAACAAAGAAGGATTGTTTCTTGCGAGTAATAACAAGTCTCTTTTTATTTCTTTAGAGCTCATCTTATTCACTCTAGATCCAACCTCTACCCTAACAATAGATTCTGCTTGATCAATATCCATCTCTAAAGCAGCATTTAATGCTAATACTTCTAATTCAATATCTTCTAATTCATCTTCAGCTTCTAATGTTGGATCAAACTCTGTATATTTAACATTTAATCCCGGATGGTAAATTGATAATAATTTTTGTAGGTTTTGCTTTTCTTTTGGTACATTTAATATTCCATTGTCAAATACAATATGGCCTAAAGTTGCAGCCCCTTTTTGTTGCGACACTAATGGAGAGTTTTGATTAGTCGCATATCTTAATTCTTCTTGCTCTCCTGTTTCTTTATTAAACCATAATAAAGGATACCTAAGTGAATGTCTACTTTGTAAAGTATAAGTTAAAGGAGAATAATCATCAGCTATAATATAAGTTCTGTCTTTTATTACCCAAGTATCTTTTAATGATTTTTGTTTTGTTTCTTTAGGCACAATTGTTTCTTCTACAGTAATTGTATCTACATCAAATTCATTTGATTCTAATTCTTTTTTTGTTGTTTGTTTTGTTGCCATAATATAATATAATTTAATAAATTTTTAAAGGGTAATAATTACCCCTGTAAATTCAACAGGGGTAATATCACCATGATTGTTATGTAGAAGCAGTAAATAACACAAAGTTATTAGCTCCTTGAGTAACTAAACATCTTTCAGATAAGAAGTGTACTTGCATTGCATCAAGATCAGAAGTATAAGCGCCTCCAACAGATCCAGTAATCCAAGTTTTCATTCTTCTATCGTCAGCTTGATTAGCTCTATAACGAACGTGTAAGAATGGTCTACGGATATTGGTGCCTAATTGTTGATCGTATACAGTTGATGTACCAGCAGGAACAAGTAATCCATCAATAGATGCAGTATTCATACCTCCGCGAGTAGACGCGTCATTTAAGTATTTCCAGTCAGTTTTGTAGAAATCGTAAGATCCACGACGGAAACCAGAGAATCCTAAGTTTAACGCCATTTGCTCAGAGTTTTCAAATAAACCATAAGCTACGCCCCCAGCAGCTCCAGAAGATAAAGAAGCAAGCATATCGTCAAAGTCAAGAGAGGTTGCACGGTTTAAGAATAACATGTTCTCTTCAATAGCCCCCTGAGTATCTAATCCTTTTAAGATTGAATCAAAATCATTAAGTCCTGAAGCGGCAGTAAAGTTATTTACAATATTACCTCTTTCTTTAACCGCAGAGAAAAGACCTTGAGTACCTTTATAAGTAACACCAGTAGCAGGAGTTAAAGTTGATACACCTGAACTAGCCGCTGATAATTCTCCCTCAATTACTGACATTTCTAAGTAATCTTCAAAGCGTAATCTTGTTTCAGATTCTGCCTTCAAATACCATAAGTATCCAGAAGCACCATCTTCAGTAGCAACTTCCACCCATCCAATTTGGGCAGTATCAGATCCATTGATTTCATATTTTTCTCTAACAATAATTGGCGAATTACTGTATTGAGTAAATGAAGGAGTAACTGATTTTAAACTAGTGTCGCTTGATCCTTTTATAAATTCAGAACCATAAACAAATATTTTAAGATTTGTTGCGCTGGCAAAACTTACAGCTCCAGAAGTTAAACTGGCCTGTGTATAAGGGTAAACTGTAAGCACCCCAAAACCACCTGATGTAGTAGACGCATTAACAAGAACTTTAAGTTCAGCGCCTGTAGTAGGATTCATAACTACTAAAGTTTGACCTGGAGAAACAACGTTTTGAACGAAGTTAATACCAGTACCACCGACAGCAAATCGCAAAGTAGTTGCGTTAGTACACTCTACGCTATTGTAAGCAATATGCAATCTGTTTTGTTCAGACCAAACAACTTGATCAGAAGACATTGGCATCTCAGCCCCTACCATACGTAAGAAACCAGATAAAGTTCTATTACCATAACGCTCAATTTCTTGCTCGTAGATTTCTGGTAAATATTGTTGCGCAAAGTTATTATCATCCCCATTCGTAAAATTCAAATAGTTTGTCTCTAACGCTTGCTGTTTTTGTGACGGTTTAATAGAACCAAAATTAGTCCCAGTAACCGAGTTAATCATGTTTGACATAATCGTTTAATTTTTAATTGTTAAAATTTTTTTGTTTGGATCCTTAGTTTTGAGGAATCCTGGCCACTTATAGATTTAACTTTAAATCCATTAATGAATGGTTCACTAGCAGTTCTAGGAGCGTCCATGCTTGGATTTTTGGAATTACTAACAACTTGTTTAACAGCGTCGGCTTTTCCTTGTTCATAAAAATGAGCAGCTATTTTATCAGCATTCATTGCTGAATACAAAGCCTTGTGATAACCCGGTACATCCGTTACATTGCCTTCTTTGTCTAGAAACTTTCCGACGAAGGTTTGTATGTTTGATTGAGTTTCGGCAACTTGATTTGGATTCTGAACATTATATCTAAATCTTTTTTCACCTAAGTTGTATTCAAAACCTTTGAATTCGTTGTTGAAAAGATTAGATGTTTGTTTTTTAAACGCATCTTGTTGTTGAGCCACTTTGTTTTGCTCGTTATTATATCTGTTAAAAAAATCAACAGCTTTTTGTTGTTCTGCATTAACTCCAGGCCTTGCCTTGATCTCTGCATAATATTTTTGTTTTGCTTCTTCTAAAAAAGTTTTAGCTTTAGAAATCTCATCTTTAAATGCTAACTTCTTTAATTTAATTTCTCTTTCATCATCGATGTCCTCATCAAAGAAGAACTTATCCTCTAATAAGAATTCTACTTCTTCCGCGTCTAAATGAGGCTTGGTGTTTTTATAGTATTCTTTTAATAGAGCAACATTGTTTACATTTGAATAATCTGCGTTTAACCTAACATAGTCTTCAACTGTACCACCAGTCTCTTCCATAAAGGCAACCAACTTCTCTATATTTTCGGGTAATTGTTTTCCTTGTTCGTGATTTTTTAAAGTCTCAAGAGCTTCTTCTTTTACCTTTTCTGTTTCTTCTTTTATTTCTTGTTCGAAGATTTCTTCAATAACATTTTCAGTGGCTCCTTGGTTTCCTTCGACCACTTCTTGCAATCCCAATTCGGGTTGTTTATCGCGTAACATGCTTTCATTTGTGCTTTGCTCTTGAATGGCATCTGTTTCTTCTTTAGGGATTACTACTTTTATTGGTTCCTCTTGCTTTTGCTTTAAATCAACCTTAATAGGTTCATCTGTTTTGTTTAGTTTTTTTGGTGAAGGTTTCTTTGCTTTTAATTTAAATTCCCCCTCTTGTTTTACTTGTTCTGACATAATATGATAATATAAAATTGGTTAATAAGTTTATTCCATTTGTAACATGCCCCCTAAATCATTCATTAAATTTTCTGCACTATTCTGAAAGTCTTTTGGTAAAGAGTCATTCTTACGTTGATCTATTAATTCTGACTGTTGTGTGGCCTGTATCTTAGTTCTTTCATCTTTTCTATCTTCTAATTGATTGAACTTATTCGTTTCTGCTTGAACCTTTAATTGCGCTAATTGCATATCGTAATTAAATTGTTCTGCCATTAATTGTTTTTTAATTTGTGCTTCAGTTTGTAGTTTTTGCATTTCAAATTGAGATTTAGCCTGTTCTATTTGTATTTGGGTTTGAGCTAAAGCTTCTTGTTTTTGCACTTCAAACATTGCAGCCTTTTCAGCATTTTGCGAATTAGCATCTGCTTGCGCTTGTATATTTGCTAATTGTTGTTGTTGCACCTGCTCTTGTTTTCTTTTTCTTTTTAACTTTAATAATTGATTTGCTAATTTAAGATTTCTGACTTGTCTTATATCTATTGCGTCTTCTAAATCAATTCCTTGGTTTTGCAAAGAAACTTGTATGTTTTGTTCTAACTGCTGCTTTTCTTCTTCGTCAGGTTCAATTTCTAAGAAAATGCCAAAATCATGCAGGTTTAACTCTTCCATTTCTTTTAGGACGTCTACATTGTAAGTTGATATACTTTGTTTTAATGAATTTGCTGTTAAAGGATTACTTAAACAATCTGCTATTCTTAAAGATATATTTTCACAAATTCTAGTAGTTAAATATACACTTGCATCTTTTATATGACGAGTCGCTACATTAGAAGCATTTGCTGCTATTTTTTGTAATCCTACCAAAGCATTAGAATCTGGTTTGCTACCATCAACCGCTTCGTTAAGCCCTGTAACATCTCTAATCATCTGCAAGTAGTACTGATAAGTTTGTATTAAACTTTGTATCTTGCCTTGCCCACTTGATGTTGTTAATTCTTGAATAGGCACTTTACCTCTGTTTATTTCACCATCCTGAGTTAAAGATCTACCTACAATACTACCAGTTTGGAAATACATATTTAATGCTTCTGCTGGATTGTATTTTGTTCCATTGCCTAAATCAACTTCCATTAAACCGTCTACGTCTAAGAATACCCCATCAGGTACTACTCTTGACATAACTTGTTGAAGTTTTAAATGAGTCAGTTGAATCATATCTGCAAAAGAAATACATTTAGTAACAATCGAATCAATTTTACCTTTATATATTCTAGGCGCAACAATAGTATAATTCATTTTAACTCTTGTGGTATCCGCTTGAGGGCGAGTCATATCATTTGACAACTTCCATTCTAGCATCATATCTGTGCCTATAATTTTAGCTCCAGTATATAATACCTCTATTGTTCTTGATACTTTTTCAAAGTTATCATTTGGCGGTGGATTAAAAGAATCAGTCTTTTGAATAACCTTCTCTAATCCATTATCTCCTTGTTTTATTTTGAATACTTGATTCATATAAGTCTTATATTCAAAATATAATACTTGTACGGTATTCTCATCATAGTTACCCCAGCCCTGAATATATTGTCTATTACCAGGCATTTGTTGTATCTTTAGAAGTTCATCCTCTGATATATATGGGAATTCTTTTTTTAGTTCTGGTATTGTTACCGCTTTAACTTCCCCGACATAATAAATGTCCTCAAAATTAGGATCTTCTGTATATGAATAAACTAAATAAGCAGGATCTACATAATCAACAACAATCCCTTCTGATTTATTAAACGATGTTTTAACCGCTGCAATACCTATAGTTGTTAAATCGTAGTTAAGTCTTTTTCTAGTAAGATCATACTTATTAGTTTTTAACACTGTATTAATTGCTTCTTCCTCTGCAATCTCGATAGATTGTTTATAAGAAAGCTGCATATGTAATTCTAATTCATCTAGTGTGGCGGGCAAATCCGCTGGAGGAACATTTGATTTTGATATATTAATACCGGTAATTTCCATAGTATCTTGAATGTCTGCTTTAGCAAACATATCAAATTTTAGAGCAGAAGCATAATCCATTCTCTTTTTTAAAGAATCTGGGTCTTGCGCAAATGCTTTTACATCATAGGTTTTTTGTGAAATACCATTAGCAACTATATCAACAAATTTTGATAGTATAGGCACAGGTGTCCAATCTAAATTCAAATAAGATAAATCACCATTAATTGATAACTCATCTTTATATTTTTGTACAGATTGTTCTCCTCTTGCGTATAACCTTAATCTATTAAAATTATTCCAATGTGTTAAATACCTATTACCACTAGTCCTCCCTTGATTAAACCATTCCTGTTCTATAGCTCGAGATACCTGTAATCCATATTCTTCGGAAGCCTTAGTAGCATCATCTACAACCTGACTAGGGAAAGCGCTATTTGGATTTGTGTATATATTCATTTACTTAATAATTTTTGATGTAGTTCCTTGATTATTATATTTCTTAAAACCTAAAGGGA